AAAGCAGGTATTATTTTCGTCGTGGTTTGTGGCGTTCTTCTCACAGCGTTTACTTTGTCTCAATTTATTCTTTTAGCAAGGACTATTTTTGAGATTAAGAGTATGCTTCAACCTGAGTTTGATTCTTGGCAACCCCAGGGATCAGAAGAAGAAGAGAAGAAAGCCGGCATATTTATGGTCGATTCGTTGGCTTATATTGTCGGCAGTCAGTCTGGGGTTTCGGTCTCAGACATGGTGAATTCGGTAAACAAGACATCACGCTTTATGGTCTCTTTGCAAAACATTGGGACTTTTCTTAAAACTTGTTGGCAAATCTTGCAGAAATGTATTGATTTTGTTTTCACCAAATTTACGGGATATCCATTCTTTGAGTCGTCAAAAGCTACAGAAGTGTTATTACGAGCATATGAGGATTTTTATGTGCAAATTACGACACTCGATGTTAATGCGATTCCCGGAGATAGGAGTATAGGGATTAATTTTGTTGCAGCTTACGCGAAATTGCAGGCCTCTTTCAAGGAAGTTGCTAAGACTTCTTTGGAACAGCCAGTAATATCACGTATGCAGCAGATTCTGTTATTAGGTTATCAGAAGATGTTGGAAGTTCAAACAAAGTTAGGTACCCTGAAGGGGCGACCTCAGCCGGTGTGGGTTAATTTCTTTGGAATACCAAAACAAGGAAAAACTCTCATAGCTCAAGCTTGTCCCTTTGCGTTAGCGTCTTGTTTAGGCAAGACTATTACTCAAGGACATATTCATACCAGAAATCAGGCCGATGATTTTTGGTCCGGTTATCACAACGGAACATTTGCGCTCATGTATGAGGATCTTTTCCAAAATACTGACACATTGTTACGTTGTAAAACTGCTAATGAATTGTTCATGGCCAGAAATATTGCATCTATGCCTATTAATATGGCGGATCTTTCATCAAAAGGAACCACTTTTATGGAAGCACCACTTATTATTAGTAGTATGAATGCAGATATTCGGAATTTAACCAACTTAGGCGTTATGTCTCCAGCAGCCCTCTTTAGGCGCGTTGACTTTAACGTTTTAGTTGAATTGAAGCCCGGTACTCAACCCAAAACAGGTTTAGCAGCACTAACATTTGAAGATACTAATGATATGGATTTCATTCTCGTTTCAGAAGAGAATGTTCCATCATCTGGACTTTATAATAGTGTTACTATGCCTCAGAAAAAGGGTGAGCGTCTTTCGTGGGCTGGTCTTATGGAGAAAATCTATTTAAAGCACCAAGTGAATCATGCTCAGTATTTGGGTAGTCTTAATCAGATTGATTGGAAATCTAAGTTTACTTTTATTCCTCCAACCAATCCGCCACCATTACCACCGCCAAATCCACCACCTCCTAATGTACCACCGTCACCACCGATGGGACCACCAGGAGGCAATTCTTCTAATTCTAGTAATATTTCAGTGTTATCTACTTCAACTCATACCGCAACGTCAACGATTACAACAACGACTTCTTCAACAGAGGTCACAACAACGACGTTAGGTGAG